CCTCCGATTGTCGATAGAGATCCCTACCTATTAGTCAAGCTCCACACTACCACGTCCTCTAAGGACCGGTTACATGTGGTGACGTAGGTTGGAAGGGAATCTCCTTCTATCGTTGAAGGACAGCAAAGTGACCAGACGCGTCCAAAGTCCCGTTACTCCTACTCCCCCACCGAGTGTGGGTTGGAGAGAGTGGTGCGTGGCAATGCCACCTCACCAGGAAACGGATATTTACACTCCATAAGTCGGAAGGACTATGCAGAGTCGCGTCTGTTAACTACAAGGCTGTAATAACTCAGCTTTGTCAGGGGAAAGCGCCTTGCACTACGCCCAATGAAGGAGATCGGATCCGCCATCTTCACAAGAATTGTGAGACGAACGGAATTCTTATAACCAGTCCTAATGACCGGTCCGATTCCCCAAATTGCGTAGGCCCGCCTTAACGTGGTGCAGGGTATTGGGTGCACTAGCAGTCGGGTTCGATAACACGAACCGCGTACTGCACGGAGAGATCCGGATGAATCCACGGATCCTCCCAGGTGGTACCATAATTGCGATCAATGAGTGTTTTCCAAATCTTCTCAGATCGCCTCAAGGGACGACAATATTCTTTATAGACTTTCGCGGCCACTCTTTCGTTGGCCATATCGCGGACGGTATCGCGGCGTATAGCGTCAAAATAATAATTTTCGCGGTTACAATAATTTTTATCATTATTTCTTAGGAACAATTGTTCCACAAAGAAATCGTAACCGAGACGCTCATCCGTTTCTACCTTGTCTATACCCATGTCGTCACAGTGGAACATCCACGCCTCCTCAAATTGCCAACCGGCTATATCCTTAACTGATGGAAACATTATTTTCTTCTTTCGGATAAGGCCGCAGACTTGATAGTCGCGCTTGGAGGGTTGATGTCGTCCGTAAGGTCGCAAGCCGACGCCGCCGTAGGCCTTTGGTACAAACCAAGGCACGCGGACGCCGTGTTTCTTCGCAGACCTACCCCAGTTTCGTATAAAATGGTTGTATACGCAATGTGACTGGGGGACTGGTAATGACATCAGGAGATCATCTGAGAGGCCCTGTAAAGAGCCATATTTCACAAATATATCTCCTGGACCAACATTACCGCCGGACCGCTTCTTAAGATTGACAATGCCCCAATTTACATGATGAATTTCATAGAATAAACAGGCTTTGTCAAAGGACCAAATCCTAGATTCCTCACAGCGACGGAACGATGGTGTCTCGGGTGTATAGAGAAAGGTTTTCGAGTTAATATTTAAAAATTCACTCGACCAATAGACCTTTCCTACACTCGGTAACATACCGAAGAGCTTACACATCTGTTCCCATGCCTCCTTCACCCGCCTGTTAGCGGGGAAGACGCAATCGTCGCCATTTACCAACAAAGGAATCTTCTTAAGAGACCACTTATTACCTTGAGAACCGAGCTCCATCGCCATCCGACATAGAGTCAGATTCGCGATGCACAGCACGGGGAACGATAGTATACTTCCCATTAATTGACCGTTAACTTGAGGACAAAGGAATTCCTTATTCTCAAGTTCAGTTCCCTCAGGCGCATCAGGATCAAAGATCTTATGTCCGGTAAGAAGCTCTCGAAAGAGCTCC